TTATAATCTTATATTGATTTTTTTCTTTATTAACACCAATTATTTTACCAACGACACAACCTTCATATTTATGAGCTTTTCCTTTAGGGATAACTCTAGCTTTTCCATCTTTACCTGAACATACAAATCTATGTATATTTTTATCATCAACAATATCTTCAGAATCAACATATAACGTACCAGCTAAACCAACTGGAATTTTTAAACCATCTCTTATCTCCTCTTCAGAACCATTAAGTAAAAATCCATAAGAATCCGAAACCACACCAATTACACCTTTTGACTCTTCATTAGCTAGTTTAAGCTTTTTATCTGATCCTATCTCTACAATACGATTAACTATTTCATTATATACTAAACCATTTGATTCAAAACATTCAGCATAGTCATTATATATTGCGTTATAAACTCTAGTAGCATATAAATATCCGTCATAATTTAACCTAGTAGTATTTGTTGGAGCTGTAGCCCCGGCATAAAAATAACCAGATTCCTTAGCCGTTCCAGTAACTCTAAAGTTGTATGATGCGGTCAAACTTCCGGTTAAAGTTCCACCCGATAATTTTAAATAAACAGAATCATGATCATGATTAGATGCTGCTATACCAGCATATCCCAATGTACTATTAATCCAATTACCAGTATTATATTCATATATTAATATTTCTCTATTAGACGGATTAGTTATCTTAACATTTGATATATCATTTAAACTAAGTATTAGATCTTTAGCTTCCCATTTTAAAGTAGTGTTATTCCATATTAAAATATATCCGTCTGATACACCAGTAGTATTGACATCAGCTAAATCATTAATACTATGTGAAGTTATATCATAATACCCGGGAAGTTTACCATCTAAGGTAGCTGCATCAATTAAAGATTTAGGTGGGGTTCCGGAAATGTTCAATGCCGGATAATCATTATTAGTTAGCTGTAAACTAGCATTATTACATATTTCAGATAATAAATTTTCTAAATCTGTTATTATATTTGTTATAGGAACATCTTTAATAATTTTAATAGTTTGTACCATTAAATGTCACCTTTTCTAATTTATCAATTTTATCTTCTAATTCTTTCAATTTGCGATTAATCTGTTTAATATCATTACTCAATTTAGAAAGTGTAATGTCATTTTCATCTGGAATATATTTGATAACCCCCGTATTTGGATTTTTAATTTTTTTCATAATAATTACCCCAAACTTTCTTCAGATATAATTAAAGAAATGTTTTTTAAAATCGGAGTATAATATCCACTAGATTCATCAGATGCATCATATCCATGCATATCAAATCTAAGTTGAATTGAATCTGATTCAACCGGATAAGATATCCTTTCACCATTTGAAATTGTAGAATCTGTTAATAATTTTTCTATAAGCCAATCATCATAATATATACCAAAGTCATTACCACCATTTTCATTTGTATTAATAATTGTATCAATTAATGGTTCATAATCATTAAGACTAATATTTGCACCTGATAAATCTTTAAAATTATTATCAATTGTTATTTTTCCACAATAAACATTTGGTCTTGATAACATATAAGTATGTATAGAATTAAATTCCTCTAAAGTTAATGCACGATTATATACTCGCCAATCATCAATATAACCATTAAATGATGTATTTGGATTAATGGAAACTCCACCTATCAATAATATTCCTGGAGTAAACCTATTGAATTCATTAGAACTAAATTTAGGAATTAGTGTTGATTCAGTTATAAATGAATAACCATTTATAGTAAAATCGAATTCCATAAAACCATCACTATTTAATCTCCAAGCTAATCCTATTCGATCATAACCATCCTTTGTTAAGCTTGGTACTCTAAAATCCTCTGAACCAATTATAGTTACCTCCCCAACACCAAAATATGGTTTATTAGTAATTCTGCTAATTCTCATCCATAAACCAGTTCCATCTGCAGTTCCAAAAATATATGGATCTATATTTTCATTATCAACAAATGATTCAAATGAAATATAAAAATGAATAGAACCATAATCAGCTATATTAGTAGTTAAATCATAATTTGAATTTATATAACCCCTTCCAGATAATTTTAAGCTACTGCTTAGCATAGTCCATAATGAAGAATAATTTACTTCACCAATTTCAATAATTTGTCGTGTATTATCTACTAAATCTAATGGAGTTGAACTATCAAAATTCAAATATTGTACTAAATCACTATCTAATTCTGGTCGTGCATATATTCTATCAGGTATTTCTCCATATAAACCACCATTTTCATACATTGCTAAATATATTGGTATATTTTCACCTGTTGGATTAGTATGTACAGCAGGAGTTGTATTATATAAACCCCGTGTTAATCCTGTTAATGCCCAATTAGTTCCGTTCCAATTACAAGCGGTATATTTAATGTATTCGTTCTCGATTTTTATAATACCATTGTTGGGAAATGGATATTTGTTCTTTAAAATTATAGTTTCTGAAGAACTAGCGGTAATATTATTATTTAGCAATTGAACTAGATTAGTAACATGATATAATTTGAGATTAACGGTTCCGCCACTTTCTTGCCCGTAATATATGCATAATCCTCTAGTATATTCAGGATAATTAACAAATAAATTAACTCTCGACTTCGAAGATATAGTTATTTTAACTAATTTAGATATCGGTTCTAAAAATTGTCCAGTTGCATAATAATTATCACTTCCAGCTGGATTCATACAAGGAGTATCATAATTTAAACACCCAACAGCAAAATAATATGTACCAGGAGCTAATCCATTTGTAGAATCTGGTTCTAGAGTGTAATCTGAAATCTTAGGTATAGCTGTCGGTGTATACGTAAAACTAATATCTACTTGTCTAAAACCATTATTTAAACTTTCTATATTACCACCATATACGTTATTACCACTTCTAAGACTTTTAACTTGATCTTTAAGACTCATCCAAGAATAACCTTTATCAAAACTGACTTGAGGAACAAGAGCATCGTTTGCTAAACTTGGTGGAATATATTCATCCCAGATTAAGCGTCCTTTTTTAAAAAAAACATTAAAAGCCATTCTATCTCACCTTATTTCAAATTTAACGGAACTATAATATACGAACCAATCGGTTTATATTTTGCAAAGAAAGCATCGAGAGTACTAGTATTAATAATGGGTGTTACTCTCGAATCATCACTAAATAACTTAGCTCGAATATATAGTTTCATTGTTTCAGATACTGGTACATCGTACATTTCTTCGATGTTTAATTCATGCCAAGTTTCACTGTCGGGATCAAATGCTGCTGGTTCAGTATTAGTAATAGTATATTCATACTGTATATCAGTATTCTCAAGAACTACATCACCTATTGATATATTCATTATTTTAAAATTATTAGCATGATGTTCACACTTTTCATTAACAAAATAGGCATAATATGTTTTACCACTAGTATCAAAATCTGCTCTATACAATGTATAAGCAAGATCAGAATCTTGTAAAGGTGACCAAGTTTGATTGTTGGAAGATACGAACATAACACCGCTTGGATGTGGTTGATATATTACAGGTTCATTCGTTATTAGGTCTCGATTACCCATCTTTGCATAAAACACTCTAAAACCATCTACATTACAACCTAAACTAAAAGCATAATCTTGTCCAGCTGCACAATATATTGGATAATCAAAAGCTATATGGGTAACGGGATAAGGATCTGTGGTGGTTGGTATATTAATATCACTTAAAGCAATATTTTTATGATAAATAATATTACTTGTCGGATAACCATTTTCCATCTCTCGGATATTAAACCATACTCGTGCATTTGGTTCTGTTGATATATGAGAAAAATATACGTCAATTCCGGTTAAGAATAAATCGTCATCAAACGAGAACGATTGAGCTACGGGATCTGGATTAACATGTATGTAGTGTGTGGTAATAGTTTCTACGTAAATTGTCGTAACAACTTTTTCAATTTTTCTCATATATATTTCATTTTCCCAGTGTCTTGTATATGATTCTCCAGTAAATTCATCAGACGCTGAAAAATATCTATCAGGATTAGTTTCTTCAGGTAATACAGTTTCAGCAGTAATGGTATGTTTTCCAGTAGGGACCTTTTCTGGAATTTTAATCTTTACGTCAAAATGTCCATCCCAATCTGTAATTATTGTAGTATTTGATTCTTCAAAATCATCAAAATATTCAAACTGTGTTATACCTTCATGTTTATTTATATACTCGATTATTTCTTTATATTCACTATCAGCTAGTTGATTATAATAATATTTCCACCAAGGTGAACGTCGTAACCATTTCACCCATTCTGGAACGTTAATTAAATTTCCACTTCCATCTATCGCACTACCAAAACCCTTTTTCTCCCAATACCAATTATTGTTACTATCATTATAGTATAGTGACACACCTTTTTCATTAGAACTGCCATAGTAAGGATGCCATAATCTCCAATACCAACCACCATTCCACCACTGTTTACCCCATCTCCATGTAGAAGGACGCCAAGTACTCAATCCATCATTAAAATCTAATGTTTCTAAATTAACATTCTGAACATTATTATGCATTGGATCCTCAAATTCAGGAGTAATGATCTTGTCATCCAAATATAATCTTATCTCAGTATTAGGTGGGAAATCATCTCCTGATATCATTAAAACAGAACCAGCTTTAATATAAGGATTTGGAGTTAATCCTATCTCGCTTTTTTTAGTCTCAACAACTTCTTCACCAATGATTGTTGACTCTTTAGTTGTCGCTCTAGTAACCTGTTCAACAGTGGTTCTAGTTTGAACCGATGAACTACGAACTGTTCTACTTGTATTCCACATATTAACGATTCTAGTAGAATATATAACTCTATTAGGTAACCAAATTATTTTATCAGTGGTAGCGTCTTCTATATGCTTTAACTTTTTAGGGTCACAAACAATTCTAGGAGTTAATCCTTTATAGTAGAATGGTGCGATATCAATACTATGAGTAATATACGGTTGAAAATCAGCTACTTTATCTGAAGCTATATTAAGCCTTAAAATTTTATCATTAGTAATTGTTCCATTAGAATCTCTAATATTAACATCATTAATATTTATTTGATCAATGACCATAGGCAATCTAATTTCTGACCTAAATAAGTCAACAGTCGCATCAAACTGACTATTAGCTGTATCTAATTTACTATAACTAGTTACACCATCGACGAATATATTTTTTAATTTATACAAATCATCAGATTCTGTATGTTTATTTTGAGCAGCTTGCTCCAACTCGGTCATGGCAAAATTATACTCAAAATCTGTAATTTTGCGTTTCATTGTTTGTAATTGAATTGTAGGTACACTGTATATATCAAAACTTTCAATAACAAAATTTTCAGGTGATACACCCGGTTCTACTCTTATATATGCCATAGGTAAAACCCCAACCGGAATATTAGGGTGTTTAATTAACTCTAATTCATTAGGTATACCACTTTTTACTTCAATAATACCATCTTCCCTAATATAAACTAAATCATATCTAGATAAAAACCAACTATATACTACTGAAAATGTTTGAGTATCAGGTCTTACCATATATGTATCTTTAAAATTGATAATACTAGTATTTCCGTTTTTTGTTATATAATAATCTTCGTTTTCCACTAAATCTGCATTTAAATCAACATTTACTGTATATACTGATGGTGGAGAAATATGCCAATCTATTGAACCAGTTGTAAAATTAAATGTATAATCAGCAGTATTATATCCATTTACTATAACGCTTGAAATAGTTATTCTACTTGCTGATAAATTATATGGTGGTGCAGCTAAAGCATTTATAACATTATGTGAAAATCCAGACATATTAACATTTAAAATTTTAACAAATGCATTAACATTTATAACCGATTTAACAGATTTTTTATTCAATTCATAGGACCATTTTCCTGTAACAAAACTTTTAGTTTCAGGTAAACCTATATTTGATCGAGTACTTAAAGCTAAATCTCTTAAGAAATATTGAGGTTTATTATAAGTATAGTTATAACCTTTAACGTATGCTCGTCCCTCTGATACTTTTATAGTGTATTTATATTCAGGATAATCACTTTTTTGAGTGTATATTTTAAGTCCTCTAGCTATAAAATCTCCTTCTGAATCATATGTACGCTCAGCCATCTGTTTGTAAACTTTACCAAAAATAGGTTGAGGTTTAAGCGGTCCATACGTATCTCTGTCTTTTAATTTAATTATAGCTATCAAATTTTTATTTTGTGAAGCTTCAGTTTCAAATTCTTCAACAGTTTTAATTAATGGAGTTGCCTCATATTTTAGCCGGTGACCACCTCTAACACCAGAATTTTCAATATTCTCAGCGGGATCATACAATGATGTGTCATCAGTTTCTGTATACACATTCTGTGAAATTTCTAAACATACATAAGCCATTCCCAATGGTACTACTGAATGCGACCATTCAGTATATGGTACTTTTATTAATAAACCATTAAAATATACTTCACCAGATTCTAGTACACAAATTTTATCTTCATTATTATTTACAAAATTACAACCAGATACTACAGAACCGTCATCTATGATTAAATTAGTCACCTTTCGAATGTTACCTTGGATCAATCCTTGAGCAACGTTGAGTTCTCTATTTTGTAAAACTTGTCCTTCTACAGCTAAAAATTTAGAGTAACCTTTTTCTAACTCTTGCTCTGTAGTATCATAATATGGAGCTACATTCAAATTATTAATTGGTAAAGGCATCTATAAAACCACCCTATTAAAATTCTAAAACCCAGGCAAAATATTCTACTAGTTCAGATGATCTAGTAATTACAGTTTCTTTATTCTGATATAACTCTAATATTCCTTCATAATTATAGTTTGATATATCAGTTCCTGTTTTTGAAATTTCTGCTGGTGTAAAGAAATTTTTATTATAATTTATCCCGTCTTTTACTTTCAAATTACTATATAAACCTACTTGTTTATATGTTGCATAATCAGCCTCACCAGATTCCAATATTGCATTTATAAACAACCATCTTGATCGTTGAGCTAATACCTGTGAATATCTAGACATCCAAACATTTGGATCTGAAGGTTCAATTAATTCTACTTTAGTCCACATAATACCACCGATATTTAAAGAACCACCTGTATCTGGAACAACAAAATACATTTCTTCATATCTTTTAAAACCTCTTACATAAGTCAATTGAGTTGTCTCTAAGGATGGTAGAGGTGCACCATTTGGCCAATCGGCATTATCACCAGGACCACCGGCAATACACACCATTAAACCTGTTTGTAAAGTTTTATTTTCATTTGCCTCAAAAAACTCTATAGCTTTTTTAGTTCTTGCAATATATGGCGATATCGCCATAGATATACTTGTAGCCATACTAAAAAATTCCTCCAATCAATATTATATAATTAATTTTCTTTTAAAATATTCAATATATCAAATTATATTGGTATACCTTCATATATAGTGCTGTAAGAATTCAAATATAAATCATAACACTGAGTTGAACCCATAAATACAACATATAAGTGAGTATAACCGGTATAATGTGATGAGTATCTTAATAAAGTATAATTATTATTTTCAGTTTCATAGTATAAATTATAATGTTCTATATGTTCTAAAGTTATATTATTGTTAACTGTACTACCAAAATAATTACCCTTTAGATCAAATATCTGACCCATAAACACAATATCAATAAATGTTTTAATTGTACTATAATGTATAGAATTTATAAAAGTATTATAATAATTTTCGTCTTCTCCAAAATCTAATATAGATAAACCATAACTATCAATATAATTATTTCTTACAATATTATCAGCTTTAAGATTAAAATTATAATATAATCCGTATCTTAATTCTATTAATATCTTCCAACCTGCAGGTTTAATTAATGATAATAACTCGTATATTTCAGGATCTAAATTATTTATCCTTAATACTACTATTCCCCAAGAATAATATTCTCTACTAGGTAAATAGTATTTACGTTCTTTTTTAAATTTCAAGACATTAAAAATAATACTACTATTTAAATCAGCTTGTACGCAAACCCACCCTTTGTTTCTATTAATTAAACCATTTTTTACAAAATATAAAGAATATATTAACTTTAACTCTGTATCACTGTCGTTTGACCTAACCCAATCAGTTTCTTTAACAATATAAACACCGTTTTCAGCAGGATTACCTTGATCTTTAACTAATACTCGATCATCAACTTTAACCATTACATTGTCAATTGTTTGCAAACCACTGAGAACTATATTTTCAGTTGTAGCCGCATCAACTGGTACCTTCCAAATAAAATTTGAATAAGTATCATAATCAAACTCATCAAAACCAGATTTATTTAATATAAAAATATCGTTATAAGGTTCGTATAAAGTAATTGAGGGATCTAAATTATATAAACTAAAGTTAAAAGAAAACTTAGTTCCT